AGTCGATGCACTTTGACCTGTAGTAAAAATTTGTACTGTATAATTATTTGTTGTTCTGTCTGTTGCGTCTTCAACAAAGAAAACTCTGTTAGCTGTTCCCCCTGTTGTAGTAGCAGGAATTTCTAATAAAGAATTTCCACTTAATGTACCAACTAACTTGATGTACATATGTTTTCCATTAGCTGTATCTGATCCATCAGCTAAACTTAATGTAGTAGTTCCTGTACTTAAAGTAACTTCGGTATATCCTGTAACAGATGTTTGTAATACTTTTAAATTAGTGTTTGTAATTGTTCCCCATAGACCAGCTTTTTCACCAGTTGCTACAAGTTCCATTGATATGTCTTTTGAATAAGTTGATGCCATAATATTAATAAGGGTCTATTGGTGTCCAAACCATAGTTGCTCCCGGAATGATTTCATTCCAAGTAATTACTCCTGATTCTTTTGTTGTCAATACTAATGGGACCTTATCAGGGGTCACATTTGCATTTCCGGTAATAGTAACAGTTCCTGATCGAATAATCAACTGATTTCCAAGACCAGAATCTATGACTGCATTACCTGAAACTGTAACAGTTCCTGTACCTAAAACTAATGGATTTTTTCCAATAGTTGTTAAATCTACGTTAGCATTACCACTAAGAGTAACGCTCCCCGTTCCGAGAACAAGAGGGTCTGCTCCTGAAGTCTGAGTAACTGAAGTAACTTCTTGACCAACTGGTCCAATAGTAATGACCAGTCTATTTTTTTCTGCTACAACTGTAACATTTCCTTCCGTACCTGAATACGAAAAGGGAAGTTCTGAAAATGCGCCAAATCCTAATAACATATATAATCCTTAGAAGGAGACAGGGGGTATGTGGTGGTGCCCTGCCTCCATCAAAGAATTATATCATCGTTTAAACCAAGAAGGAAGTCCTAAATGTGGACGTTTGTCGAACATATTATCCTTCGCTCCTGGGGTCTTACGATTGTTATAATGCAGAAAAACTTGTACGCATTCTTTGCCTTTGAATTTTTCTCTCCAATGTTCTAGCTCACAACCAGAATAAACCAGCATATCTCCTGGTTTTAAATCTACTTTAATGCCTTTTGCTTGGCTCGTAGTAGTAATTTTTTGACCATCGGGTATACCTACATTTTCATTGGGACTTAAATATATAGGCCAGTCATCACCACCTAAATTCATAGTAGTAGATATCTCACAGCTAAATCTATCTTTATGTCTTTTTAAAATATCTCCTTTTTTATAAATTCTTGCATAGGTATAAGCGGGATATAATTTAAGACCTGTTACTTTTTCCATTTCTGGTTGGCACTTTAACATTAAAGTTTCCATAGCAATATTACTATAGTGAGAATAAGTATTTGGTATTTGACCATCTGCAGGTTCATACGCTCCCAAAATATTTTCAAATGGTGAAAAGTATCTTGCAACTTTGCAAGTATCATAAACTTGTTTTTGCATTAAAAAATAATTTGCCACAAAAGATGCTAGGTCTTTTGATATTGCTTTACGGATAACTGTATACTTTTTCTTTTTAAACATCTTTAGCGTGCTCCTTTAATACAGCCGAAATATTAAAATGAATAAATCTAAATGGAGCTTTGCCATAATCCACAGAAAATTCGTGTTCTAAGTATCCTGGAAAAAACATAAGCAACCCTGGTTCAGGTTTATAATGAATTATTTCTGTTCCGGGAAATATTCCTTTTTTATTTTTCATATGTAATTTAGTGGTTCTTGCTCCAGTCCGCGGTTCGTGAAAGACAGGCATTGAAGTTTTTTCACTAGCTTTTAAAAAATAAAAACCATTGACGTGAGTGTTCCAATGAACGTGGGCTGAATGATTTCCCCCACCTTTTTTAGCAAATTCCTGTACCCACATTTGTTCAAAGAAAGTTTGATACCGACTCATATCAAATCCGGAATGATCTAAAAACTCCCAACATTTTTGACCAACATAATTTCTAAAATCCATAAATTGAGTATCTTGTAGTAATTGAGTTGAATGAAATGATCGACCAAAGTCTCCGTGTGCTTTTATATGAGCTTTCGCTTCTGGAGTTTTTTTAGCTGCTTTAATATATGGATCAGATGCTTTGTTTAAAGATTTTACAAAATCTTTTTTTATTTCAGTCCATACAGGTGTTACAAAATAATTATTTATATACATACTATTTAAATGGATATCCCAAATGCCATACGACAAGTGAATATCTTGTTCCTCTAGTTACTGGTTTAACTCTATGCCACAAGTGTGAAGGAAATACTACGATAGAGCCTTTAGGTAATATTTCAGGTACGCTTCTTATATGTTTACTTTCATCTCTCATATTTGGATCATAGTTTCTAAAATCAAATTCTAATTCTCCTCCTGTATATTCGGAGCCATCTGTTAATTGACAAGTCATAGATAGTTTTCTCACTTTACCGTGATCAGGGGCATTCTTATCTTTTCTCTCATAGGGTTTTTCCCAAGGATCGCTATGCCAATCATAATATTGACCTAGTTTATATTTAGTAAATTGACAAGACTCAGACCAATCCCAATCAAAATTCCAACCAGCATTTTTATTTGCCATATGAACATAAGGATGTAATTCTTTATAGATCCAAGTATCGTTTAACCAAACTAAATCAGATTTTCTTTTTCTTTGCATATTTTTTACTTCGTCTTTTTTTAATTTTCTATCTCCATATCCTCCCGTATAAGCCATTACTTCTTCTTTAGATAATGCATACTTAATAACTTCATCACAAAATTTAGGAGTTAAAACTCCACTAAAATACCAATAATAATTAGATAAATTCATTCTACAAACTCCGCAGATATGTGAGTGTACCCGTGTTTTTTAGCAAACCAAGATCTTTGATTACCTGTAATAATAATCATATTTTTTTTATTAACTCTTATCGGGTGTAATAAACCTTCTTCTAGTACAGCTTTTTCAACTGCTTGATATTTTCTATCTTCAGAATGTTCTACATAATCATTTTTTAATCTATTAGATTGTAACTCTGATAATGAAGCAAGATGAGACAGAGGTTTTGTTTGTGCTATTAAAGGTTTAAATGTATTCATAAGTAGTGGTTAAAATAAAGTTTAAAGAATCGGTTTGATTGTTAGTTATGTAATACATCTGTGTAGAAGGAAACATAATAAATGAATTGTTTTTTAAAGGTATATCCCAATTTCTTCCAGCTCTTCGGTTTTGATCATAATGTATTCTAACACTACAATCTTTAACATTGACTCCATAAAGAAAAGTATAATCCGGAGAATGTCTTAAATCCACAGGATCAATATTTAATAAAGGAATAGAAAGTTCTTGAGGTTTATAAACATTTCCCCACGTTTCTTTATTTACTAAAGTAAAGCTGTGTTCTACTTTAATATGCTCTCGCATATATGTATTTAATTTATCCCATTCTCTTGAGTATGGAAATTTTAAATCTTTAATTTGTGATGATAAAATATCTGATTGAAGTTTGTCTCGGTTTATTTCAAAACCTTTAGGCATATCAATCGTGCCATAATGTAAAGCTATTTCAGATAATACTTTCTTGTGCATACCACATACCTTTTTAATTTATGCTTTTCTATCTGTCAAGTCCCAAGATTGGCCGTCCTCATTCCATTCATAGTGCCATCGGTGAGTACCAGCATCATTCTGTGATTGTTGTTCTGCCGTTAATGCAGGAGCCGCTCCAATGGGAGAATCCCATTGTGCTGTTGTAGTATTTTGTACCCAACTTGCATAAGGTTTTTTAGGCCAAAAGATTTGATTATCTTCATCCCAAGTATAACCTATACCAGCATAGTTTCCTCTAAAAGGAGTTCCACCTAGTTTATGTTGATTGCATTGTGTATTGTATGAAGTTTGAATCCACATTTGAGCAGGCCAATTATTATGTAATTCTAAATATTGTTGTCCTACTCTTTCATCTTCAACGCCATCAGCGTTAAGCATATCTCCGTTACCACAAGTTAATACTGCAATAACTTTTCCATTCATTCCTATTTTTGCAAAGTGTGCCATATGTTTCTCCTTATATATTAATTTTAAAGTTGTGTAAATGCATAAATATTATTGATATCTATACCTAATCATCACTATACCTGATCCACCTGTACCAGTTGGATTTGGTGTTCCTCCGGCACCACCTCCACCTCCACCAGTGTTTATTGTACCCGTACCTCCTTCTGAAGCAGGAGCACCTGCACCGGAATTACCACCAGCTCCGCCACCACCAGTTCCTCCTGCACCACCAGTTCCTGAAGGACCACAATCAATACCTCCACCACCGCCACCGCCACCGGCAAAATATCTTACATTACTTACTGGACCTGGACTTCCATAACTTGGGGCTGGTGTTGGTCCTGTAAATGCATCTGCTATATAAGAACCTACTCCTCCTGCTCCACCAATATTATTGGCAGGATTAGTTTGTCCTGCTGCTCCAGCACCGCCACCACCTGTTGCTGAATATTGAGGTCCCGTACTACTAAGAGGTCCTCCATCATTTCCTTGTGGAGGACTAACAGGTGGAGTATTTCCATTTCCACCCGCAATATTATAACCACTTCCACCCCCAGAACCGCCAGGGTTTCCTGGTCCATTTGGAGCGTGAGTTCCACCTCCACCGCCTGCAGTAGATGTAATTGTTGAAAATGTTGAATCATTTCCATCATTTCCATTATTACTTCCAGGCGAAGCTGCCGTAGCACCTCCACCTACTGTAATTGTATAAGATGTTGCTGATACTGAAACTCCAGCACAACTTGCTAAAGGTGACGTTGTTGGTGCTGGTAGTGATAAAGAATTAGAAAGTCTAAAACCTCCTGCTCCTCCACCGCCTACTCCCATACCTGCTCCTGCCGGTGCAGATGAAGCACCTCCACCACCTCCTGCTACTACTAAATAATCTACACTATTGGGTCCTCCAGCTACATTTCCTAATGCTGAAACAGTAAAAGTTCCAGGATTTGTAAAAATATGTGTTTTAAAATTACCACAAGTATCAATAGAATCTCCTCCGGTAGCTTGAATATATGTTGCTGTTGGTAAATCGCTTTGATTTCCTGAATCTGTTACTAGCCATCCTTTTGTTGAGTCTACATAAACAAAAGTTATTGCTACTCCATTTGTATCTATAACTGAGTCTATTGCTTGTCCTGCAATTTTTTCTGTTCCATTTGGAGCCACTGTACAATTAGCTGTAGCAAAATTCTGTGCGTAATCGGCAACTCCTACTACATCACCAGCCGTACCTGCGGGTAAATTTACTGTTACCGCTCCTGTTGTTGCTGTATCTACAAAATATCCAACACCAGCTGTTGCTGTGAAAGTTACTGTTTTAATTGATGCTACATCCCAGTTAACTGCACCTGTTGCGCCGAAACCTGTTGCTGTACCATTGTTTGAAATCGTTACACCTGCAGGGATATTAATTGTATCTCCGCTGTCTCCTAATGTGGTTGTCCCACAATTAGTTCTTGGTGTTAATTTATTTACTTTTATTTCACTCATAATTATTGAAACCTATATCTTATTATTACCACACCCGAACCACCTTGACCACCAGTACCTCCTGGTTCAGCAACGCCTCCACCACCACCACCAGTATTATCTGAACCATTACCACCAGCTCCAGTAGGGTTTCCCCCACCAACTCCGCATCCACCACCGCCAGCACCTCCTGGTGCTCCAGATCCATTTGAACCTCCACCACCGCCACCAGCTCGTGTAACAGCACCACCTGTTATAGAAGATGGAGTTCCTGCTCCTCCAGCTCCTGCTGGACTACCTCCGGGAGTACCGGCAACAGCAGCTCCACCACCGCCTCCACCGCCGCTTCCTGAAGTTGAGTTTCCACCATCTTTACCTTGTGCTGGAGTTACGGCTGGTGTATTTCCGGTACCTCCTGGATTAGAATTTGATCCACCACCTCCTGAGCCTCCGTCCCAGATCGGAAGAG